CGGCCCGACAGGGCGCGGGCCTCGAGCGGGATTCAGGGCCAGCAGGAGGTCCTTGAGCGCCTGGTCGAGCGGGGCAGCGACCCGACCGCCGCCTGCGCTGAGAAGGAGATGACGATCGACGACATCAACGCGCTCGTCGAACTCAAGGGGGACCAGAAGATCAGGGAGATCCTCAAGTACCCCGGCGACCCGCCCATCTACAAGATGCGGAACCAGGCCGGCGAGCTCCTGACCCTGGGGACCGTCCGGAATATTCTCTCCTGCCACTTGTTCCGCGAGGCGATTGCCGCCGTCTGCATTCGGGTTATCCCGAAGATGAAGGATGATGCTTGGACGCCTATCGCCCAGTCGATCCTGAACGCGGTCAAGCTCGAGGACCTCGGCCCCGACACGACGCCGGCTGGGGACATCTTCGACAGCCTCGTCGAGTACCTCGAGGGCACCGAGCTCCGGGGCGGCGACGAGATGATCGAGCGGTCCTCGGCGGTCAAGGACTTCCGGCCCTTCGTGATGAACGGCCAGGTCTACTTCAACCTCCGGAAGTTCATGCACTGGCTCCGGACCCACAACCTCGACCGGGTGACCAAGCACGAGGTCTGCCAGTCGCTCCGAGAGGCCGGCGCGGAGAGCTCCGTCGTCCGCTACCACCAGAAGCGCCTGAGCGGCTCTGTGACGCCCGCGCAGAAGCGACTCTGGCGGATACCTGTCCGAGCCCTGATGATGGCCGAGGCGGCGATTCACTGGCCCGCAGAGGTCGAGAGCGAGGAGCCCGATGCGACTGGCGAGTGAGGCAGCGTTACGGTATCGCCCGCGAGGAGGAGTCCCGCGAGGCGGATCTGGGCCGATTGACGAGAAGGCCCCTGGGAGCGCGTGTGACGAACGACGGCGGGTTGTGGCTATGTCGAGTCATCTTGGGGCTCAACGGGCCACACGCGGCCTCTCAGGCCGCTCTGGCGGAATCGGGTCCTGTCGAGCGACACCGCAGGGTGCCCAGGCCCCTAGCGTTCGAGTTGCGGCGGTTCAGTCTCTACGCGAGGCGTTTTTTTTTCAAAATGAACTGCCCTCGACATGCCGTAATGGCGTAACGCAAGCGGGGTCCCGCTGTAAGTCTACCAAGAACCTAGACTTAGGACGGTTTCAGCGATACACGGGCCGCGAAACGCGTGGAGCGAGGCGTAACGGGTGAAGATCTGCACCAAGTGCCTCCGGAGGCTGCCGCTCTCGCACTACCACCAGGACCTGACCTGTCGGTTCGGGCTCAAGACGAGGTGCAAGGACTGCGAGCGTGAGAGGCATCGGCTCTGGCGTGAGGCGAACCCCGAGAAGAAGGCAGCGGCCAACCGTCGCTATCTGGAGGAGCTCCGATCCGACCCCGACAGGCTTGCAATCCGTCAGGCCAAGAGGCGAGCCTATGACCAGATGCGATACGACGCCCAGTTCAGGAGGCGGTCTTGACTGACCCGTCCCTCCTTGATCTCGCCGGCTACGGCGAGGGCTACGGCGTCTGGGAGCAGGAGCCCGAGCCGCCCCAGCCCGTCGTCCGCGTCTGCCAGGTCTACCAGCTCCACGGTCCTCCGGGCTGCGGGAAGACATCCGCGCTGGCTCGGACCTGGATCCCTCGCGCCGTCGAGCTCTACGGGCCGCAGGCTGTCGCGGTCTGCTCCCTGACCAAGACCGCCGCCTACGAGATCGCGTCGAGGAGCAGCGACCTGGACCCGGAGAATGTCGGGACGCTGCACGCGCTCTGCTACCGCGCCCTCGAGCGACCGTCGATGGTCGTCAACCACATCAAGGACTGGAACCAGATCGCGCCGGCCAAGTACCAACTCGCCACCGGCAGCGTCGAACTGGCCCTCGACAACCCCGACGACCGGCACCGACACGAGAAGACCGGGGACGAGCTCCTCGAGTCCGTCGATCTCCTCCGGCACCGATGCGAACCCTTCTGGGAATGGCCCGAGGAGGAGCGCGACTTCCACCTCGTCTGGACATCGTGGAAGAGGCGCGAGGGGTACTACGACTTCACCGACCTCATCGAGCAGGCCGTCGAGCTCACCAGTTCACCTAGGTCGAACCCTCGAGCCCTGATTGTTGACGAGGCCCAGGACCTCTCGACCCTCGAGCGTCAGCTTGTGATGCACTGGTCGCAGTCCTGCGAGATGCTCATCCTCGCCGGCGACGGGGACCAGTCGATCTACACCTGGCGCGGGGCCGACGCGGCTGCGTTCGCTGCCAACGACGGGATCCCGCAGGAGAACCAGCGCGAGCTGACCCAGAGCTACCGGGTCCCCGGAGCCGTCGTCGAGTACGCGCAGCAGTGGATCGCTCGGCATGTCGGACCTCGACACCCTGTCGCCTACAAGCCGCGCAAGGACGAGGACGGCCAGGTCGTCGTCGGGTCGCTGCTCAACGCCAGCCACATGACCCTGCGCGGCGGGATCCGTCCGCTCGTGGACGACATCGAGGCCCAGATCGCAGCGGGCAAGAACACGATGGTCCTCTCGACCTGCGCCTACATGCTTCGCGGGCTGACCGCAGAGCTCCGGCGTCGAGGGCTGCCGTTCTTCAATCCGTTCCGGTCGTCCAACGGGGCATGGAACCCGATGCGCGGCGGTGTCGATCGGCTGTCGTCGTTCCTCCGACCTCGAGGCAGCCGCAGTCTCTGGACCTGGGGCGAGCTCCAGCAGTGGACGGACTACCTACGCGCCGACCCGGAGATCTTCCGGCACGGGGCCAAGGCCACGATCAAGCGCAGGATCAAGAACCTGTCCGTCGAGGCCCTGACCGAGCCGGCTACGACCAGCGAGATCCGGGTCGTGTTCACGGACGACGGGCTGCAAACCATCCTCGAGCTCCTCAAGGGCGATGCGATCCAGGCTGCGGACTGGTTCATGTCGAATGTCCTGCCGAGGCACCAGCCGCTGTTCAGCTTCGCCAGCCAGATCATTCGGCGGCGAGGCATCGACGCGCTGCTCGAGACGCCGAAGATCGTCGTCGGCACGGTCCACTCGGTGAAGGGTGGCGCGGCGGATGTCGTCTACCTAGCGCCCGACATCTCGAAGACCGGGGCCGGACAGTGGGACCGTGGAGGCGTCGAGGCCGACGAGCTCGTCCGAGTCTTCTATGTGGGAATGACCCGCGCCCGCGAGTCGCTGATTCTTCTTGGGGGCACGAGCCGGGATTCGATACGGTGGCCGCTATGAGCAAGAAGCAAGTCTATCCAGACGGTTGGGACCGGGACCTGCCGACCCGCGTCTGCCAGGCTTACTACGAGCTGGACGACGACGACCTGCACCACTACGCGGCGGGCCTCGGGGCCAAGCTCGACGACCGACTCGGCAAGCAGCTCGTCGCCACGACGCACGCTCTCGCCTTCGCTGTCGCCACGATCGCGATGATGAAGACGAAGATCCAGAAGTCCGCGAGCCTCGCGTTCCATCGCAACGGGGGGTCCAAGAAGTGATGCGCTCTCCGGTCGTGGTTAGCTTCGGCGGCGGCGTCAACTCGACAGCCCTGCTGGCTGGGATGTTCGAGCGCGGTCTTACGGTTGACCTGATTCTCTTCGCCGACACCGGCGGCGAGTTCGAGGAGACCTACGAGACCGTTGATCGGGTCAGCGACAAATGCGAGGAGCTGTTCGGTGTCGAGATCATTCGGATCAGCAACGCCGATCGCGAAGGCTTCCATCACTCATCCCTTGAGGACGAGTGCATCAACAACAAGACGCTCCCGAGCCTGGCGTTCGGATTCAAGGGCCGCTCCGCGAAGTCGAAGCGACAGCCGATGGATCGGTATGTCCGGACATGGCAGCCGGCTATCGACGCATGGGCGCAGGGCATCAAGGTCACGAGGCTCATCGGTATCGACGCGGGTGAGTCGCACCGCAGCGCCAACCTTGAGGAACTCGATGACCCGAAGTTCATCTACAGTCGTCCGCTGATCGACTGGGACTGGGCACGCGAGGAGTGCCTCGATGCCTGCGAGCGCGTCTTCGGATTCACTCCGGGCAAGAGCGCGTGCTGGTTTTGCCCGGCGAGTCGCAAGCACGAAGTCATACAGTTGGCCGATGAGCGGCCCGATCTGTTCGAGAGGGCGGTCAAGATGGAGCAGAACGCGAAGGAGAACCTCGGCACGGTCGAGGGCCTTGGTCGCAACTATTCCTGGGAGTCGCTGGTCGCTGCTGATCGAGCCCAGCTCAAGCTCTTCTCTGAGTCGCCCGTGATCGCGTGCGGATGTTTCGATGGGGAGGGTGAGTGATGAGCGTCAGCCTCGAAGAGCAGAACTACATCATCGGCGTGCCGCCGGTCATCGGGATCGACCCCGGCAAGAGCGGGGCCTGCGTCGCGCTCTACCGCGATGGGTCCTTCTGCGCTGCGCTCGAGATGCCAGTCGCCGGCTCGGGCTCGAAGGCCCGCGTGCAGGCGTGGGGCATCCGGCAGTGGATCCACCGGGTCTATCCGAAGCCGCCGTCCTACTCGCCGCTGTCCGACCTGGCCGTCGTGATCGAGAAGGTCCACGCGATGCCGCAGCAGGGCGTGACCTCGACATTCTCCTTCGGGCACGCGACGGGCTGCGTCTACGGACTCGCCTCCGCGCTGGGCTGTCGGATCGTCGAGGTGTCGCCTCGCGAATGGCAGTTGACGGCGCTGCACGGCAAGCCTCGAGGCTCGAGGAAGGAGCTCAAGGCGAGCGCGGTCCAGGCTGCCTACGAGCGGTGGCCGGAACTCAGAGAGCACCTGACCATGCGCGGAGGAAAGATCCGCAACGAGTCAGGATTCGCAGACGCGGCGCTCATGGCGCTGCACCACATAAACAAGGAGAAGTAGATGGCACCTGGACAAAGAGATCGCGAGCGCGACCTCATCAACTATCGTCGGCGAGTTATTCGGCAGTGGCAGAGCGGCGAGGTGTCGCCCGGCTTCTGTCGAGGATCGGCAGTCCGACTCCCGTGGCCGGCGCAGCGCGAGCGGGCCGACAGATCACTGGCCGTCGAGAACATTCGGCGGGCTTACTACGACTGGAAGATCAACCGGAGGAAGGCGCGATGATCTGGTTCCTGCTGGGCTTGTTCTTGGCCGCGATGCTGTTCCTGTGGTCTGCGATGGTCGCTGCGGGCAGGGCCGATGAGGCCATGCGGAAGGCTGTCGAGGAGTACCGATCCGATGACTAAGAAGCGACCGCCGCTCGACGAGTGGATCAACGAGAAGACCTCGCGGCTCAAGCGAAGCTGCAAGATCTGCGAGAAGTACGGACCCAAGTCCGCCGAGTTCCAAGCCCTGTCGCAGTTCCTCGACATGAACAGCGTCCAACGACGCGGCATGACCTGGACCACCTTCTACAAGGGCTACCTGCAAGAGCACCTCAATGTCCCGGAGGGCATCGGGACATGGAAGGATCACATCCGTCGCTGCATGAACAGGGGGCCTGACTTGTGAGCAAGAAGAAGGGGGACACCAAGAAGCCGACCGTCGAAGAGCACATCGAGGAGTCGGCAGAGGTCGCGGCACTCCGCAGAGAGATCCGCAGACTCCAGAGGCAGATCAAGCACAGCGCCGGCGCGACCGCGATGGTCGTCGGCGCGGTGCAGGACGCGCTCGCGGACATCGAGCCGATCCCGCTGCCGCCTCGACCCAAGGTGTCGAGGAAGACGAGGCGCGAGGTCGCCGTGCTGCACCTCTCCGACTGGCAGATCGGATCGCTGACGGAGAGCTTCGACAGCTCCATCGCTCGAGATCGGATCCACGACCAGCTCATCCCGAAGATCCACCAGATCGTCGAGGCCAGGCGCGAGTCCGCAGCGGTCAACGAGATCGTCATCCTCGTCGGCGGGGACATGGTGGACGGGAGCTCGATGCGAGCGAACCAGCCCTGGGAGGTGGACTCGACGGCCCTCGAGCAGGCGGTCTACGCCTGCCCTGGGCTCATCGCGGAGACATGCTCGTCGATGGCCTCGCTGTTCCCGAAGGTCCGGGTCTTCTGCGTCCGAGGCAACCACGGGCGCATCGGCCCGACGAAGGGCAACGCCGACCCGAAGAGCGTCAACTGGGACACCGTGGCCTCGGAGGTCGCGAGGACCCAGCTCGGCAAGCTCGTGGACGGCGAGCGGATGTCGTGGACCACCGAGGTCGAGGGCTTCTTCCAGGTGATCGACATCGGCTCGACCGGGCTGCTGCTGATCCACGGGGACCAGTTTCGCGGCTCCGGCGGGTTCGCCGGCATTCCGGTCTACTCCATCGTCAAGAAGATGGCGCGGTGGGCCGACAGCCTGCCGCACTCGTGGTCGGTGATGATGATGGGGCACTATCACAACCCGACCGCGCTGACCATCGGCTCGAGGCTCTGCTACATCAACGGGGCGCTCAAGTCCGGCGGCGAGTGGGAGCTCGAGGAGCTCGCGATGTCTACGCGCCCGGCCCAGCGTCTCCAGTTCTGGGACGAGGACCGAGGCCCCATCGTCGATCAGGTGCTGTGGCTTGAATAGCTGCTCGAGGATCCGACGCAAGAAGACGGGCTCCGGTCGCTGGCGCGAGGCGGTGCAGGCGCTCCGCACCTTGTGCCCGGTGACGACCTACGAGGTCACGGTGCGGCGAGCACGCATGGCCCAGGGCGACGACGGCGAGTGTCGTCAGCTCGACAAGGGCCGCCTCTTCGTGAAGGTCAACCGGGAGATCGTCGCGCCGTTCGACCTCGAGGTGCTGGTCCACGAGTGGGCGCACGCGATGACCTGGGACCTCGAGCACGCAAGGTGCCCTAGCCATTCGGCATACTGGGGCGTGGCTTACGCGGACGCATATCGCGCCGTGTTCAACCCGAAGGAGTAGAAGATGCAGATCGAGAGGAGACGACTCGACAGCCTACAACTCGACCCCGACAACGCTCGGGAGCACGACAAGGCGAACATCGACGCGATCAAGGCCAGCCTGGAGAAGTTCGGGCAGCGCAAGCCGATCGTCGTCGCGGACGGAGTGGTGATCGCCGGCAACGGCACGATGGAGGCAGCGCAAGCTCTGGGCTGGGAGGAGATCGACACCGTGTCTGCTGACGACCTCGACGAGACGGAGCGTCGCGCCTACGCGATTGCCGACAACCGCACGGCAGAGCTCGCGAAGTGGAACCAGGCCAAGCTCGCCGAGGCGTTGTCGTCAGTCACTGAGGACGGCGACGCGATGGGCGAGGCGACCGGGTTCGATCACCAGGCCATTGTCGATCTGGTCGAGCAGCATCTCGCGGAGACTCGGGAGATCGTCGAGGACGAGGTGCCGGAGGTCGAAGAGGAGACGGTGACGAAGCCCGGTGATCTTTGGGTCCTTGGGGAGCATCGGCTGTTGTGTGGGGACTCGACGAAGGCCGAGGACGTGGCGCGGGTGATGGGTGGCGAGAAGGCGGTGCTGGTTCACGCCGACCCTCCTTATGGCATGGGCAAAGAGAAAGACGGGGTTGCGAACGACAACCTTTACCGCGAGAAACTCGACGCTTTTCAGATGGCGTGGTGGAAGGCGTGCCGGGAGTCGGTTGCCGACAACGCCAGCGCCTACATCTGGGGCAACGCCCCGGACCTGTGGCGGCTCTGGTACGTCGGCGGGCTCTCCGAGTTCGAGCGCATGACGATCCGGAACGAGATCGTCTGGGACAAGCGTGAAGACAATCCCACGATGCTTGTGTCCGGCGTCCCGCTTGAGTCTCGTCGGATGTATCATCCGACCGAACGCTGCCTTTTCTTCATGCTCGGCGAGCAGGGCTTCAACATCAACGCCGACAACTACTGGGAGGGCTGGGAGCCGATCCGGGCCTACCTTGTCGAGCAGTTCGAGCGGTGCGGATGGAAGACGAAGGAGGTGGCGAAGTGGCTTGGAGTCAATCCGCGCACCGTCGACCACTGGATCAGCCGCTCTCAGTGGGCGTTCATCACCAGGGAGAGTTATCAGAGGCTGCAAGAACTTGCGGCTGATCATGTCGCCTTCAAGCGGGAACACGACGAACTCAAGCGGGAACACGACGAACTCAAGCGGGAACACGACGAACTCAAGGCGGCGTTCTACGCGACCCGCGCGCACTTCGACAACACGCACGACAACATGACCGACGTGTGGGAGTTTCAGCGAGTGACGGGTGAAGATAGGCACGGCCACGCCACACCAAAACCCGTGGCAATGATCTGCCGGGCGGTCAAGTCAAGCGCACCAAGTGGCGCGATTGTCTACGAGCCATTCCTCGGCTCCGGCACCACGCTCATCGCCGCCGAGCAGCTCGGGCGCAAGTGCTACGGGCTCGAGCTCGATCCAAAGTATGTCGATGTGATCGTCCGGCGCTGGCAGAAGCTCACCGGGCAGCAGGCCGTCAACGAGGCGACCGGCGAGCTGTTTCCGGAGTAACCTATGAGCGGCGAAAGACCCAAAGGACCGAAGCCTTGCGGAGCGAAGACCTCGAGGGGCACCGCGTGCCAGGCTCCGGCGATGGACAACGGCAGGTGTCGAGTCCACGGAGGCGCGACACCTAGCGGCCTCGCGTCGCCGCACTTCAAGCACGGGCGCAACTCCAAGGCGTTCAAGGCTCTCGGGATTCACTACCGCGAGGCGCTCAACGACCCGGAGCTCCTGAACCCCAAGCGCACGATCGCCGCGCAGAACGCGATCGTCGAGAAGGCCGGCGAGCGGCTCGAGGAGCTCGACAGCCCGAAGTTTCGGGAGGTCGCCGTGTCGAAGTACGAGGCCCTGATGGCGGCGTGGGAGGAGGGCGACCCCTCGAGGATGGGCGCTGCGATCCGGGACCTAGGTCAGCATCTTCGGCGCGGTGCCTTCGAGGACCAGGCTCTTCGCGGCCTCGCGGATCAGGTCCAGAAGCTCTACAAGCAGCAGATCGACTATTGGAGCGTGGCCTTCTCGGCTCGGGCTTCGTTCTCCGCTGAGGAGATGCGGATGTCGGTGCGGGTCCTCCTCGACGCGATGAACGAGGAGGGCGTGCCTCGAGGGCAGGCGTCTCGGATCATGGAGCGGTGGGACCAGGTTCTCTTCGACGGGCGGCTCGGCTTCGCCGGCCAGCCACGGGAGGTAGACCTCGAGCCGTGATGTCGCCCTTCCCGAAGTCCGACGAGCTCGGCCTCCGTCGGGAGTTCGATCGCGTCTTCCCGGATGTCGGTCGGGGCACCTGGTTCTCGAAATACATGGGCCGCGAGCTCGACTTCGTGGGTGATGTCCTCGGGCTGCGGCACCCGAAGACCCGACAGGTCCAGCTCTGGAAGGCGCAGCGTGCGATCATCGAGGCGCTCTTCGAGCACCGCTTCGTGTCGGTCTACTCCTGTCGGTCGGCAGGCAAGACCTTCACCTCCGGGGTCCTGATCCCGACCTTCTTCTACACCGCGCCGAGCCGGGTGCTCGTGACCGGCCCCGGCATGAGGCAGATCACGAAGCTGTCCTGGGCCGAGGCCCGGACGCGGATCATCAACGCTCGAGAGCCTCTGCCCGGCGAGCTGCTGCACACCGAGCTCAGGATCGACGACCAGCACTACGCGATCTGCATCCCGTCGAAGGACCCGGACCACCTCCGGGGCTTCCACGCCGGCGTCCAGGTGCCCGGCGATCCCGACGACGATGTGATGTCGCCCGAGGACCTCGAGGCGATCCTCGAGGGTGTCGATGACGCGACGCGGATGCTGGTCATCATCGACGAGCCCGAGGCCGTGCCGGCGGAGACTTTCCGAGTGCTGCGCGGCATGTTCAACAAGCCGAATGTCTACTGCCTGATGATCGGGAACCCGATCCTCGGGATCGACGACGAGCACGAGTACGCTCGCAGCGTGCAGCCGGGCAGCGGCTGGTATCGGATCAAGATCAGCGCGTTCCCGGAGTCGGAGTTCGGCGACCCGATTGTCTACGACGAGGTGTACGACCGGGTGCCGGAGTACCTGGTCAGCAGCGAGGCGCTCGAGCTCGCCCGTCAGACCTACGACGCCCAGGACCCGATCTTCCTGTCGGACTACTGCGGGCAGTTCACGCGGGGCTCGACCTCGAACGCGGCGATCCCGCGCTCGGCGCTCGAGGCTGCCCTCGAGGCGTGGCCGAGGAACCGCCGGCCTCTGGGTCCGAGGATGGGCGTGGACATCGGCGCGGGCGGTGCTGACCCGTGCGTCGCGGTGCTGTTCCACAACGGCGAGAAGATCGCGGAGCACGAGTGGTGGCCGGCGACCGACGACCGGGAGATGCAGGTCACGATTGCCTCGACGATCCAGGCGCTCGCGGTGCGCTGGGGCCAGGAGCTCTCCGAGAGCTACGACGACTGGGACGGCAGGCCTGTACCCGGCGAGCGAGTGAGCGTCGATGCCTCGGGCCTGGTCGGCGTGGCCGACATCCTGTCGGCGCGTGGCTACCATGTGGATGCGGTGAACTTCGGCTCGAGGGCTGCGGGCCAGTGGGGCGATCTCGTCGGGACGGAGCGGTTCAAGAACACGAGGGCCGAGATGCACTGGGTCGCCCGTCGCGGGCTCCAGGAGGGCGTCTTCGTGATCGACCCGGACAAGTTCCCGCGCTCGTGGCAGCAGGCGACCTGGACGCACTTCGACCGGAAGTCCGACGGCTACGGCTCGGTGGTCCAGCTTGAGCCCAAGGAGCTCGTGAAGAAGCGCCACGGGCGGTCGCCCGACACCTGGGACGCGGACATCTTGGCGATGCGCGAGACGGCTGGCGGGCGGATGTTCGGGCAGCTTGGTGCCAAGGTCCAGCAGCCCATCGTGAACGGGGCGCTCCGACGCACTAGGCTTCGGGGCGGCAGGAAACTCAGCTAGGACACGACGATGCCGATACTCAGCAGGAAGAAGCAGCTCATCCTCATGGAGGAGTTCTGGCCCCAGGAGATCCGTGCTGGCTGGCTGACGGAGCCGGACTACGCCGAGATGCGGATCCTCGAGGCCGAGTTCGTGCCCGAGGTGACGACGGTGGATCGGGCGACGCTGCGTGAGACGCTGACTCCCTCGAAGCAGGCGGTGTCGCAGCGCACCTGCCGGGTCCGTGTCGTGACGGAGCTCGTGGGTCCGAGCGCCAACGCGGTCAACTACCCGCCGAAGTGGACGACGCTGCTCCGGGGCTCTGGCTTCCACGAGGAGCCGATCTTCCAGCAGCAGATCACCGGCGGCCAGATCCTCGACGCCTCGAGCTCGGCGGGCGGGATCCTCCGGCACAACGAGTTCCTGACGCCTGGCGCGGTGCAGCACCGGGTCATGGGCGACACCTTCGATGGCGACGAGTATGTCTACTCGACCCGCGAGGCCGGCAACCTTCCCAAGGGCACGACGATCGAGGGCGACTCGACCGGGGCGCAGTTCAGCGTCCCGACGAGCGGTGCGCGGGTCTATGGGTTCGCCTACTTCCCGGTGACGGAGGTGATCCAGAAGTCGCACCTCATCACGACCGGCGGTCCATTCACCGGGACCAACGGCCTCGGCGGGCTCGAGGTCGGCGGGCTCTTCGCGTTCATCGACCCGGCGACCGGCGAGGAGCATGGCCGAGGGTACTTCACGGAGCCGGTGCCGCCGAACGCATTGACGGCCAACGCGATCCTGTTCCGTCGCGTCCGTGGCAACGCGGAGTATGACGACGAGATCCACTACTGGGACGGCAGCTCCTTCGTGGACACGGGTCGTCGGTGCGAGCCCTCGACCTCGACGGTGCCGACGCAGTACGCGCCGGTGTCTCCGATGTATTACTCGGAGAGCGACACGCTCGCGGGTTCGATGTTCCTGGACGGGACGAAGGTCAGCGCGAAGGCGATCCGGGGCAGCGTCAAGTTCGTCGGGGAGATGAACTCGAGCGTCAAGGTGGAGTTCGACGGGCGCGGGATCTGGGACCACGCGGACTCGAGCGCCGACGGTGGCACGGGTCCGTGGCCGCTGCTCGAGGGCATCCCGCACAACGAGCGGAGCCCGCTGATGTTCAACGGCTCGACCTTCCGGATCTCGAGGACGGGCGAGCAGTACGCGACGGAGGGCTGGGCCTCGCCCTGCGTGACCGGGGTGACGATCGACATCGCGAACAGCGTCGAGCCTCGCCTCTGCGTCTCGGAAGCTGAGGGCATCGAGGAGTTCTGGATCGGAAGCCGGACGCCGACCTGCACGATCCGGGTCGAGGGCACCCTCGAGTCCGACCTGCCCTGGTTCACGGGCGAGAAGGACGGGACGATCTACCGGCTCGAGTGGGTCGTCGGCTCCGGGGACTACGAGACATACCGCTTCCTGATGACGGGTGCCCAGGTCGTCGATGTCGTGCGCGACGCTGCGGACGGGCTGTCGATCCGCGAGGTGACGTTCGCGCTGACGGGCGGCGACCTGTTCAACCTGGACGGAGCTGCGCCGGTCCTGAGCCGCCGTGGCGGGGACAACGAGCTGGTGATCCAGTGGCGTGCGGCTGCCGGGGCCTGGTTCTAGGGGCCTGGGAGCGGCCCTCGAAGAAATCTGAGATTTATGTGGACCTCGGGGGCGGGGATCGTCGAAGATCTGGTCATACCCAGCGGCGAGCGCCGCGCAACCGATAGACACGACCATGACCACCACCCACCGCTACACCTCGTCCACATATGACCTTGAGGTCGACCTTGACGGAGCCATCTTCGGCGTCGAACTCTCGAACGAGACGGAATACTGGGGCGGGCGTCTCGCCTGCTCGAACACCGAGGGCCAAGCGCACTGGGTCCGCTGGGACACCGACAACCCGCTGCACTGGTTCTGCGATGCGATGTGGGAGGAAGACCTGCTCGCCGTGCTGATCGAAGACGGGGCCATCGTGGATGAGGGCACCTTCATCGCCCTGCCCGTCGATACCATCAAGACCCTTGAGGAGTGGCTCGGCGAGAGTGTCGTCGAGCGAGCCCTCGACCGATGAACCATAGAACCACAGGAGACGACATGAAGAAGGCATGGACCTACCAGATCATCTGGCACAAAGCCGACGACGCCCGCGAGGAGCTCGACCTCGACAAGACCCTCGCCTCGATCTTCCAGCCCGACGCGGTGCGCTGCCTCATGGCGGCGGTCAAGAACATCCGCGAGAGCGACAGCGCCTTCCTCGACTGGTGGAAGGCCCAGGATCTCACGATGGACTCGCTCGTCGAGACGGGGGCTGAGATCCTCGCGATGGCGTTCGTCGCCGAGGGCAAGCTCGAGGGCGTGTCGCTCGACGACATCGACTACATCGCCGCCTACGCGCCGGACCAGATCTACCTCGAGGTGCCGGCATGAGGCTACACTCCGACCAGCCGGGCTGCGCGAAGAGCGATGCGGGCTCTCTTCTGCTATTACAGAACCGACCCACTAACACCTACACGGGCCACACCCTCAGGTCCGGCGTAGCCCGGCTCCTTCTCCTCCTCGGGCTCGTCGCTCCGGCGATGGCCGACAGCGCCTCCGACGCGATCAAGCGCAAGGACGGCGCGGCCCACGCGGCCCAGTTCGAGGACGCGGTGCGCGTCAATATTCGCCCGGAGCCACGGGCCCAGCTCGCCCCGCT